CGCATTACTTACTAAATCTTTTACTTGTTTAGCGCTTAAACCTTGATCTTGCGCTGCTGACTGCCAGTATTGGTAGCCTTCTTGCTCTGGGTTTCTTGCTAAGTTTTCACGATAAGCAGAGGTAATCGCTTGCGTGAGTAGGTTTTGACCTTCAAGAGATTGCGCCATTTCTTTGGCAATCTGCTCTTGCGTAGCGCCACTAGCTAAACGACCAGCAAAGTAAGCTGCGCCGCCTACATCAGCCTCACGACCTAATTGCTGTTGGTATAACTGGGCTACTAATTCTTCTATAGCTGTTGCCATTATCCTGGTATCTCCAAATTAGATGCAATGCCAGCGCCAACCTTGGCGGCTTTTAATTGGGCTTCTACTTCAAACTCGGCTTTCTTTAGCTCTAACTGAGCAGCAGCCTTTTCACGCTCTAGTTGAATTTCTGCGCCAGCTTTCTCTCTAGCCAACTGGATGTCAGCCAATGCCTTCTGGCGGTTAGCCTCAATATCAGCCATGAGCTTCTGTTGTGCCATTTGCATTTGCGCTTGGCTCTGAGCAATCATTGCCTCGATTGCTGGGTCTTGTTGTTGCTGTTGTGGTGGTGGGTTGGATAGCTGCTGATCCATCTCAGGAGTGATTTCCTTGAAGAACTCGGACACATCCTTAAACCCTGCTGCCTCGATAAACTTACCCATTGTTGTGCGGTACTGACCGATAGAAACCATTGGGTTTGCTGCGCCATACTGCTGAATGATCTGCTCTTGTTTAGCCATAACCATTTGCAACATAGCCATTTGCTCTTGCTTGTTGCCAGTACCCAAGCCTACCGAGATAGACAGGTCGTACTGGTTAGACCATGTACGAGGGTCGATTGGTACATATTTGCCCCGTAAACGGATCATACGGGGTTTATCTTGGTACTTGGTGACTAGGTGTAGGATGCCTTGGAAAAGGCTCTTAACACCTGTTTCTGCAAAGATACGGGCTATCAGTTCAATCTTGCCTGACGATGCGCTTTGTGTTGCTGCAATAGCTGCTGCGGTTACATTCTGCAAGATGTCAGGGTTTAGTCCCTGCTGCATATCGCTTATTCCTGTACGCTTAGACTGTACTCCGTCTAGGTACTCTAGCATTGGGAAGGCTTGGTTTGCTACAGGCGATACATTAATCGGCACGATAGCGTTAGGATTCTTCATCCGAATCACTCCACCAGGAGCAACGCTTAACATATCGTCTAAGTTGACTTGCCCTTCTACTACGCCAACACGGGCATTGTTTGTTAAGTACAAGTTATCAAGAATCTGACGGGTAATGACTGACTTAATAAGCTGGATGTCCATTGCACGATCAGCAAGCGAGTTGCCAAAGAACTTGTGCGGAATGGGAATAGGGCAAAGAGAATGGAACGGTACTAGGTCGATCTCCTCATCCGACAGGATTTCATGTCCAGCATAGACTACCTTACGCAGTTCAGCGATACCATCGCCATCCATGTCGGCACGAATGTAACACTCAAATACTTCTACTTCTTCCATCGTAATGTCCATTGACTGAACATCAGGCTGCTCAGACTGGTCAAAGCGACTAATGCGCTCCTCTGAGAATTCTAAGTCTGTGTGGCTTGGCAGGGAAGAAATGATCTCTGCATCGAATCCCATAGCTGTTAGCTCTGAACGAGTAACTAATCTACGGTGTGCCACGAAAGGAGCAGTTTTTATATCTATAGCTCTTTTGGAGATTAAGAACTCCTCTGGTGGCACATTCTCTACAACGACATTGCCGCTTGTGGTCTTTTTGCTAACCTTAACGCTGTGGCTACGCATAATGACGGGCATACCATCCATACCAACGCCAGCGACTTCTTCTGTTGTGTCTTGTTCCACTACTTCTCTTGTGCCATCAGACATTAACAATACGAGTTCATCGTCTGTTAGGTTCTGATATTCCTCTTTTGTTACCTCTATCTTGGTGTCCCAATAGGCTTTTACAATGCCTGTCTTTTGCAGGAGAGCGTCTTTAAACCAGTTATGTAGAACTAAGAAGCCATCATTATCCCGATAAAATACCCAGTTGGCATACTCTGTGGCTTGTTGTGCGCCTTCTTCATCGCCTGGACCTTTAGGCTCAAACCGTACAATATCTTCGCTTGCAGTAAACACACGGACTAATTGTGGCAATGCACCATCAATTACTTCTGCAACTTCGCCTGTAACAATCTGTGAGCGACCTTCGATCTCGTTCCCATAGGGTTTACGCAAGTAATAGTCAAGCGCCTTCCTACGGTCATCAATCGTATCTGTCATCAAAAAACCGATAGAGTTGTCGATTTCCGAGTCAATCAGATTTTTAAGTTTCAGTTGATCCATGTATTCTCTCTTTTGCTATTTCGTAGTATGTAGCATCTTGCTCTATACCGATAAACTTTCTGTTTAAGTTCTTACAGGCTACCCCAGTAGTGCCGCTACCCATAAACGGGTCTAAAACAGTTTCAGCGTCTGGAAAAAATGCTAAACACCATTCCATTAAATTTAATGGCTTTGTTGTTGGGTGAAACTTTTTAAATGCTGTAACCCGTTGACGAAACATTTTAGCTGGAGATTGTTTGCTAACCCAAGCCATCTCAACCATTGCGGAGCTAAACTTTTCAGGCTGAACCTTATCCCAAATGTAGAAGCATCTACTAGGTGGTAAATTCTCTGAGAAGTAATTGCCGCCCCATATTATTTGGTGCTTACTAACCCTAACTATTTCATCAAAATATTCTTTTGTGGGTATAAAGTTATCCCACTCTTTCTTTTCAAACTTTTGCCTAAAAGGATTTTTAGCAATGCCAATGCCGTATGGTGGATCGGTTAAAACCAAATCTACCGATTTATCTGGTATTTGCTTCATTACCTCTAAACAATCGCCTAAATGTAGATCAATCATATGATCCATTTTGTATTCTGTTTCAACGGCTTGTTCCAGTTATTAGGCTGCTCATCTAAGCCCACAGCACAGTATCTAAAAGCATCGGCAGCATGACTGAACTGATCGTGTAATGGTTTCTCGCTAAACATCTTAGTGTCAGGGTCTACTGCGTACCGATAATGCCGTAAAGCCTGTAATCCTTCTGCACAACGGGATTGGTCAAAGAAGCACCGATTCATCAGCATCCTAGCTGAGTTGATTCCGTCTGCAATCGAGAGCTTGGGTGTGATCCGTACTGGTAATCCCATGCCCTCGATGATCTCTTTTGTACTTCTGCCAGTCATGTTCTTATGCTCTGCATCATGCGGCAGCCAATGATCCCTATAGGTATATCCCTTGTTTTGAAGGATATTCACATAATGATCTATGGTCTTTTGGCAGTCTTGGTAGAAGTCTATGATCCTTACCTCGCCGCCTGGTATCGTCTGCACGAACCAAATACTTGTCATGTCTGCCCAGCCTAAGTCCCAGAAAGTAGACACAGCAATAGACTTATCTATCGGTATATCCTTAATCCGTTCTTCTTCCTGTGCCTTGCGTAGTTCATTGGCGTACACAGCACCGTCTAAGACCTGTCTTGTATTACCTTCCCATACATTGAGATAGGCATCCATGTCCCTAGCTTTTAAATCTTCCATCTCATCTCGTAAGACTTGTGGAAACCAAGGATTGTCCGACCAGTTGACCTTTGTTACTTTAGCGTTAGCTGGCGGCATAACTACAAACCGCTTGTAGGTTTCATCCGTATCTAACTCTGGATTGAATGTTACCCATATCTCTGAGTCAGGCTTGCGGATAGTAGGAATCAACACATCCCATGAGCTTTTGGATGTAGTCTGAGCTTCTTCTACCCAACATATATCTACACCTTCAAACGACTTAATCTTGGTGACATTGTGCTTTAGACCAGCAAACAGGAACTCTGTACCGTTAGACCCAAAGATGGTCGTATTCTGTACTGTGTAGAAGTCCTCTAATCCTAACGCCTTGATCTGATCTGACAACAGCGCATGAACAGAGTCGCTAATGGAGTTCTGAAACTCACGAGCGCATAAGACCCGAATCTTCTTTCTGCGCCCAATGGCTAACAATACCCTAGCAACTGTCCAAGACTTAGACGATCCACGACCACCGTAGACGATCTTATAGCGATGATCTTCCAGTAAGCACTCTAGCTTCTCTGGAATCTCTAAGGTTAGCTTTTCTTCCTGTTCTATCACTCAGGGCGCTTAATAACGAACTCAATCAGCTTTAGCTCTACTGCATCGCCATCGACACCGCTAATCTCTGTAGCCTGGACAGCCTTACCATCTACACGATCTATTACTTCTTTGATCGCCCAAGGCTCGCCCTGCTCGGCAGCATCTACTAACTTGTCTGCAATCGTTCTTAGCTTACGGCTATCTTCTTGTACCAATGCCTTACGCAACTGGTTGTAGAACAGCTTGCCCTTCTTGCCGTTCTGATTGCCTATAGGAGCGCCACCCTTGTTAGTTGACGCAACCTCTACATTATTGTTTTCTGTACTATTTTCCATTCCATTCCTCTGTGGGGTGATGGGTAATGTTGCTATTTT